CATAAAGCTCGCCACTTTCATTCTTTGAAATAGTTTTATCAGCCGTGACCACTTCGAGTCGCGCTCTTGACGCAGCATATGCTGCTCTTCCTACTTTAGCCATTTTAATAGTCTCCTTATTATATTCAACTTAGTGGCCAAGTGGCCTCTCTATCACTTATAAATAGTATGTTGCAAAAGTAAAAGAAAAAAAAGCCCTGCCTTTTTAGGGGCAGGGCTTAAGTCTTAGAGACTAGTGACTATCAGCTACCAGACTCACCGAGGAGACCACGACAGACGACAAGGCCGTACATGTCAGGACGTACCATCTTCTTGGCGTAGCGTGTCATCACGCCCTTGCGAGGTACGAAGTCCTCGACACCGAAGATAGTTGGCGTCACCTGGAGCGGTACGTATGGAGCGTACACGTAGCCAGACTCAAGGAAGCTGGAGCCCTTGCGACCAACGAGGATGAGGTTACGTGGGAAGTAAGGATCGACGTAAACGTCGAACTTCTTCGAAACGGAACCAACGTTGACAGCGCCAACAGTGCCACGGTCAGCATCAGCGGTAACGCTTGCGCGGAAGCCGGATGTGAACTCAAGGATGTTAGCAACCTCTGGAGACGTAACGAGGAAGTTTGCACCGCCACGTAGCGTCTTACGATGGATCTGAGCGGACACATCGTTGATGGTCTCGATGAGCGTCTCGTACCACTCGGAAACCGTACCAGTGAAGTCAGGAGCAGCCGCAGTAGCGCCAAGCTCAAGACCCGTGGAACGATCCACGAAGAGGCCAGGCGAACGGCTCCAGTAGTACGTACCAGCGGTAGCACCCTGGATAAGATCGTTTACGATCTCACGGTCGATCTCAAGAGCAATCTGCTCGGAGAGGATGCTTGTAAGCTCAACCTCTGCATCCAAGTTGTGGAATGCGTTGAGGTCCTGACCAAGCTCTGGGGACCACTTGGCCTTGAGCTTCTTAGTCACGGCTGTGACGCTCACAGAATCGACCTTGATATCGATCTCTGGGATCTGATCCTTACCAGCGCCACCCTCTCCTGATACGTTAGTTGCAAGCTCAAGTGGGAAGTTGCTTCCCTCGATAGCACCAGCTGCTGCACCAGCAGTTGTAAACGTATCGGCAACTGGGTACCCAACAACGCCGAATGCATCGCCAACCGCAAAAGCATTTGTACCGGCAACGTGTGTAATTGCCGTACCTGCTGTATTGGCAAAGACAAATCTCAGCGTATCAGAATCAACCTTCTGCGTCAAGCGTCTTACAAGCTGCGTACTTGCAGGCATTGTAGAGGCAGCAGCACCGTCATCAATTGTCAAGATAGCGGTCCCGTCTCCTGCTTCAATAGCGGTTAGAAGGTCTAGGTTGAGGTCCGACATCTTAGCAAAGTCAGTGTCAAAAACTGCAACAGTCCAGGTTGTCTGCGCAAGAAGATCTGGGTCGAAACGAAGAATCTTCTTTTCCGCCTCAGTAAGAGCGCTCACCAACTTAGAAGCAATTTGAATTGTCTCAATAACAAGACCACCGTTTGTGGCATCGTCAGCGTCAGTGCCAGACGTGACAACAGAGCCTGTTGGCGAAGAATAGGCATTTGCCATGTTGTAGAAGCCGCCGCCCTCTTCAGTAATCTCTGTCACACCACCAGTAAGCTGGCTACCAACAACACCACCACCATAAATTGAATCTGGCGTAGTGCCGTCAATACCAAGACGGTCGTTGGAGTACGTAAAGTCGAGGAAGAAGATGAGACCTGCCGGGAGGCTCATCGGCTGAACGCTAACGAGGTCGTTGGCCAAAAGACCACCGAACACGCGACGAACAATTGGGAATGCAACAGCAGCGAAGCCCTCAACATCGCCAGCTGCCATGGTGGAGACCTCACGAAGAAGCTCCTTAGCCTGGTTCTCAAGAAGACGTGACATGCTAGCACGATCACGATCATCGGAGATACCCTCAAGGAGACCCGTGGCCTCCCACTTGGACTGAAGTGCCGCGCCTTCCTTTGCAAGATCGCGGTCAACAATGCCCTCTGTTAACTTCTGTAGTATAGACATGATTAAAATCCTCCTAAAATTTATCTATCTTTAATTCCTGCCAAGAGTTTCATTCTATCTGAGAACAGATTTGAATTGGACTCTTGAATCTTTCTTCTCGGCAACATAGATGAAGGTCTTGATACAGCCTCACTCAGTGATTGCGGACCACTCTTACGAGAAGTTCCCACTGCGTTTTGAAGTGTTTCATACAACACCTTCGCCTCATTTACCGAACCTGCATTAGAGAGAGCTTCGACAATCGTTTCCTTTTGTCGCTCATTCAGGGAGGACTTTCTCAACACGCGGTTCGTATAAAGTAGTTTAGCGTTAGCAAGGTTAACCTCATCCAGCCTCTCCTTCAGAGCTTCTACAGCTTCCTTCAACTTAGCGTTGACGGACTGATGCTTCTGGAGGGCTTCCTGTAGGGTCTTGCCAACCTTTAAAAGTTCATCTCTTTCTTCTTTGTACTCGTCGGACTGTGCCATAGCGGCTGCAAGCTCTTCATTGTGCTGCATGACAGACTCTGGTGTGCCTGCCCAACCGCTCTTTGTTGGCATTAAGTCAACAACAAGACTTTCAACAATTTCTTCGATATTCTCTTCGGAAAGCTCAAGACTTTCTTCGTTCAAGTTTTTCAATGCAGCCAATTCAGTGCTACCACGATCTTCATATTGGCTCTTTTGTTCATCACTTAGGTTTTTTGGAGGGACCATAAAGATTTGATCTTTATGAACCACACTGAGGTCGATTTCTGGTCCACCCTTTGCGGTCTGATAACCAACAAAAAGCTCAGAGGAAATACCAAGTTTTTCTGCAATGTCCTCTAGCGTATCGCCTTCCACAGCAGTGTACGTTTGCCCCTCTTCTCCTTCAAACATATCAATAGTTTCTTCGTCTAGCTCTATTTGGCCTTCATCCATGGACGGAACTACCTCAAGATCCTCCACGCCCATCTCCTCTTCAAGAGCATCAATGTCACGAGTAATGGACTCAAGCATGGCCTGTAGCTCCCCACGAGTAACGTCAATCTCTACTTCGTCTTCTAGATCAGAATCATCGTCTAGATCAGTGAGCGATGCATAACCAACATCTCCAAGCTCCTCTTCCTCGCCTGGTGCGAATGTGGCACCAGTCTCTGCATCAACAGGGTCAGGAGCCATACCTAGTCCACCCGGAGGAGCACCAATATCAGCAGGAGGCGCACCGATATCCATCGGAAGAGCAGCGGCTGCTAGGTCTTGCTCCAGAAGCTTCTCTACAGCTTCTTCAATCTTTGGAGCATATGCCTCAAGCAAAGATGCCTCTGCATTTTTAAGAACAGCCTCTCTAAGAGCCTTCGCATCAACAATTGCATCGTCAAGTAAAGATGACATTAATAAATCCTCACAATAGTTATTCATGAATAAATAGTATTACAATAAAGTAAAATCCAATTTTACCTTATCTGTTTTGTTTTGCTTGCTTCATTTTAAGCTTTCTGAGGACTGCTTCTCTGCGCATCTTGTCTCTTCTCTTCTTTACGGATGGCTTTTCGTAATACCTACCCTTCCTGAAGTCGTCTGCGATGCCGCTTTTCTTAACCTTTCTTAGAAATCTTTTAATAGTTTTCTCGATTGGTTCATTTCCTTTCGGTTGAATCGAAACGTGAGATGGTCTCTTTCCTTCCTTTGGGGGTTGTCTATGTGTATTATTGTATCTTCTATCTCTTCTATCGTCGTAATTTCGATAATGATTATCTCTTTTATATGACATTATTTCCTCTAACTTGATTTATCGACACCAACAGTATCCTCCCATGAACCAGAAGGGACTCTTGCTGCCTTAATTGTCGTAATACCAGCAATGACTGAAGCTGATGTTTCTTGAGAAGAATCGCTCATTAAGTAAAGCTGCGTAACTCTGAAATCTGCGGAGAACGAACTACTAGGCTTAATCACAATGTAATTTGCATTTGGATTATTTAAACCACCAGAGGCAAAGGCGAGCCTGATGTCTGAACTAGTATGTGAATCACCCAACTCATCATTCCTGACAACAACAAACTTGGTCACACCCGGAAAGGTGATCTTGGTGTAAGTATCGGAAGCTGACGCTGGGACATCCAGCGAAGCTGTTGCAAATGGGCGACAACTAACCTGATAACTTCCCACATGGTTAAACCCTGGTTCATGATATCCGAAAATTGGTTGCCCCGTTTTGGGGTCTGTGTTACTAGCCATTAAACATCTCCGTCTTACTTAACTAAATAGTGTTAAAATATTAAATATCACTAAAACCGTTTCCTGTGCTTGATCCGCCGCCAGAGGAGGCTATTACATCTTTTACTGCAAATCCTCCTTTGCCTCGCGCACCCTTAGAACGTCTTCTGCGTCTTTTATTTCTTTTCTCTTTAGGAGTTTCCGACTCGCTGGCTGAACCTGCGACATAAGAAACTTTTGGCCTATCAGCTACCGTACCGTAGGCAGCAGAACGAAATCTTGGACCACTCTTCGTTGCAGCAGCTGTATCGTCGTTACTATAATCTTGTTCTGCTATAATGACGATTCTAAATTCATCCAAGTCTGCCATCGCTTGTCTGGCAGTTGCATTAAGAGTAATCTCATTTACAGACCCGTTGCTCCATGAAGAAGCCTGCTGAATTGCCGAGAAAGCAACAAAAGGGAATTCTCCCTTTCCGAAATCTCCATTAACATATTCGGCTGTGGTGCTGCCTGTCGTAGTAGAAGAGCCCTTAAGAACAATATAATTATTTTGTTTTGCTCCTGTGCTTGGCGCTGTCAATTTTAATGTCGCCGAAGCAGGAGCTACGGTAATAGAGCTAGTATCAAACACCATAAAAATTCTATGAATATCATAGGGTCCAACTGATGTCGCTATCTTTAGGCCGAGAGTAGTTGGTTCTGACGCAGTACCGGAACTAGACTGCCTAGCAGTATTCCAAGTAGCTGCATTGTCAACTTTAATAACGGCACTATTTGATGCGGTAATATCAGGCATTAGATAGTAGTCTCCGTAACAGACGTCAGGATTCCCCAACCTCCATTTTCTGTTTCCTCTTCAGTTGTAAAAAAATACTTTAATAAAAAAGATCTTAAAGTGGGTACCGTCTCTGTCGTCTTAGAATTTATGTCTGCCTGAAATTGACTTAAAAACTCAGATGCCGTTAGGGATCTTGCAATCCAGTCGTCTCCCTCTTGGTGTGGGTAGTCCCAAGCCTGAACAAAGCCATTTTGCCATGTAATGACAACAGAGAAAGTCCTCATTAGATAAGGTTCTTCCACTTGTTGCCACCTAAGGCCATAATGCCAGAGATATCAATTCCAGAATCTCCAGGGTCTGTACCACCCAATGGGCTAGCCATCTGTGTTGCAGAGCCCTGTGCTGGTGCTGGAGTCGTTCCCTCAAAGAGATCAACACCACCATATGCGTCTGCTCCAATGGCTTCCATTAGGCGCTTACGGTGCTCCGCCACCCTGTCAGAAACAGACGGTGCTGGAGTTTGTGCAACCTGCTTTTTTTTTGGTCTCTGCTCTGTCTTAGCTTCCAAGACTGGAGCAGGAGTACCTAAACCTTGCCTGACCTCTGCGATTACGTTAGATAAGATGCCTTCCTCAAGAATACTCTCTCGTATGCATTCTTTGATTAAGGGTTTTAGTAATGCTTTTAGTTCAGACTTTTTCATTTTATTTCCTTAAAATTTCGTTCATTAAGTTGTGTAAATTTTGGTTTTTGTTCTCACCCAAGCTAATACCAATTGACGGAGTTCTCTGTAGAGAGATGCCAGACATTGGCTTGATAAAAGCTACCGGTGCTGATGGATCTGAAACAACATCAAAACAAATAAGATTAAAATCATCTTCTACAACAACGTGTTTACCACGCTGTTTTACAGACCCCAAGCCTCTAGAAGAAATACCGATGCCACAAGCAGATTCTGCGAGGGCTCTCAAGGTTCTTCCAGATGGTGTATTCAATACTTCAATTTTTCCCATAACGCTGTTGCCTTCCCACCAGACCTCTGTGACCAAGTGAGAACAATTCTTCAACTCGATCACAGAGGAGTCTGGATGGTCTAACTCGCCTAAGGCACGTCTAGTGTCTATAAGCTTCTGGTAGTTTTTCATTTCTCTTGCGAGAATCTGCTTCGGGTAAACTCGTCCATTTCCGTTAAGAGCATCAGCTTCCTGAATCTTACCGGTCATATAAAACGATACACCTTCTGACATTCTTTTTTTCTCGCTCTCCGTGAGGTAGTCAGGACAAACTCCACCATCACAAAGTGCAAAATATTCTGTTAACAATTGCTTAGACATAATGAAAAAACCCCTTAAGAATGCGGGCGCTACCCGCGCGAGCTACGAACCGGAACAGCAGCGTGCGACAGGTCGTAGTAACCAACTACGACTTGATATGTTGCACAGTAGTGGCATATCTCACCCCCTTATCTTGGATTATCATGCTCAACATGTAAGAAGTCCCTGAACCTACACAACCACAAATTAAAAAATTAGCGAGTGTGTAGTCGAAAGTAAATAGTTCGGTCCATCGGTTAATCGCAAATAAAAACCACCCTGCATGAAAACTCATATATCTTTCCATATGGTGTAGTGAACTATCTTATGAACATGTCTTTCAGAAATCATCTTTATTGACTTTTATGTTGGCTGTTTATTTTTATTCCTTCATCGTCCAGTACCATAGATAACATATATGATGTGCCAGCACTGACCCAGCCGCAAATAAAAAAGTTTACGACGGTATAGTCAAAAGTAAATAGCTCTGTCCATGGGCTTATCAAAAACATAAACTTACCAGCCCAATAACCAAAACAAAGCGTGCAATGAAACAACTTTCCGAAACCCCAAAGCCATTCTTTAGATGGCCTTATCTTGTTAAAAATACTAGCGTACACTACAAGATAAGTTAGTCCATGACATGCAAGGACAAACCAAAGTAGATTCATTATTACTCCTGATTCTCTAAAATGTAACTCATCCAGTATGGGCTTCTGTAGTAGCCTGGAACTATAGAGCCCTTCTGCTTGTCTTGTGGAACTTCGCCTAGCTCCGTAGATTCTTCTGAATCTGGCTCAAGTATTCTGTTATTTATGAGGTCGTCAAAGTCTTCCCCATACTCAAAATAAGGTCTTTCACTCTCAATCCACTTCGAAATTGTAAGAAGAATTATTTTAATTGGAGCTTCCATATTTGATTCTGGTATGGCGGCCTCAAAAGAGTCTAGCGTTGAGCCTCCCTGTACTGATTCTGGTGAGATGACGCCACGAGAAGATAGGTATTTAAACAGTCTATCGGCAGCACCGTATGCAACGTCTCCGTTTACGCCATCCTTTTTAAAAGTAACAATCTTCTTTTGCTCTGGGCGTAAGATAATATCTATATCTGCATGATCATAGACAATAATATTTCCATCTAATGTTTTCTTAGCCTTAAGAGTAAAGGAAGCAAGAACCTCATTCTCATCTACAACTTTAACAATCACTTTCTTTTCTGACGGTGTAAACCGAATTCTTACGTCGGGCATCTTAAACCTCCACAACCAAAGCCTGTATCTTCAAGATTGTCTTGATCATTACATCACTGATAGGCTGTGATCTAAAGTTTTCCAATATAGTCAAAATCTCTCTATTTTTATTACCAAGAGATTCGTCTAGGATAACTTCTCTCTTGGCTTGCAAGTTTTTGACCTCGGTCTTTAAGCGACTAATCTCATCATTTATAAAGAGCTTAAATTCTGTGGAGGTCTCTGGAGAAAGTGTTACATATCTTGAAAGTAAATCTTTCTGACTTTCGTTTAGAGAAGAGCCGTATTTCTCGTTAAACTTCTGCACAAAGATGTTGTATGTGATATTGTCAATTGGTTTCATCTTGGGGGCCTTTTGGCGTGGAGAAGTCATAAGATCAATCACCTTTTCTTCCAGTATGACCCTCTGTGCAATTGACACCTTTGGGGAAAACATTTGTGAGATTGTAGCTAGTGTCTTGTAGTTAGAAATAAAGTTATTAAAGATAGATTTAGACAGGTCTGTGTTGACCTTTTTAATGACTTGTGACTGCTCATCAAAAATCTCTTGCTCTCCAAGTGTATGATAAACTCTTTTAACTTCAGATAAGATTCTTTCTGCCGTCTCTCTCTTCGCATCAGTCACTTCACATAAAGTTTTGTATAAGTTTAGTTCACGATGGAGAACAGTCGTAGTATTGAAGTGCTCTTTAAGGATAGAGGCAATTGCGTTCTTAGTAGTCGTATCGGACTGTATGGCAGCCTTTGTCATTTCCTTTACAAGACACTCATACAAAAACGCAGTGTTTCTCTTCTTATTATGCTTCATCGGTCTTTGTCTCCATTGTTTTAAGATTTTCTAACAATCTCTCTGTTTCGTAGCTTATAGAGAAAATTCTTTCTTCTTGAATGTTTTCTTCTCTCTCGTAATTAGTAGCTTCCGACGTTATACCTTTCTGGAGCGTGCTAATACTATCATGTCCGTAATATCCTGGGCCTATTGAACGCTTGGTGCTGGCAGAAGTTGGTTCTGGTACTGCAGTTCTCTTTAGGGACTTGAGCCTAGGGCCTCTAGACTTCCTTCCATCCTGCTTTTTCTTACTTGGGTTAGTCCACCTAAAATCTTCGTCTCTTTTGCCTGGGGTTGCCAAAAGTGGGGTAGCTTCTGCCGCTTCTCCACCTCCGGTATCTGCAGCTGGCTCTGCGGCTGGCTCTGGCAAGCCACCAGCATCTTCTCCGCCTGGTTCTGCCAACGGCATATCACTTGCTCCAGGCAAGCCCTCGCCTCCCTCAAAGCCTCCTGCCATACCGGCATCCATGCCACCCGCAAGCGCACCAGCGGCTTGCTGACCAGCAGCTTCACCAACTGCATTAAGTTCAGCCTCATACTTACGGTCGTGGTAAATCTCTCTCTTGTTACGAATAAATTCTTCCTCAGACATTCCAAAGAGATTTTCTGCGACCCAACGCTTAGAGAAGAAGCCATCAGTAGCGTTTGTTGCGACAGAGAACTTCTGATTCCAATGCTCAAGCTCTTGGATTTCTGCAATCTTAGATGGATTGTTAAGGGCAAGAGTAAAGCTGATTAGGTCTTCACCACGGAACCCTAGTGTATGTAGGTGAACAATACCAATCTTTTCTAGGTCGGATAGGAGTGGACGCTGAAGTCTTTGCACTGTTCTCGCAAAACGGATATCTTTCTGTGCGAGAGTAGTTTTGTCTTCAGAGCCCCCCTCACCTTGGGTGAGGTAAGCAGCAGGGATCTTTAGAGCAGAGAACAACTTGTCTCTCAGATATTTGACATCATCAATATCATGGTTTCTCTCTTGGCCTCCAACGCTTTCGATAGAGGCAAACTTTGTTCCACCACGAACAGGAATGTAATAGTCCTCTTCAATGCTCATTGGATTGTAGCGAAGATCAACACGGCCAGTGTTCTGGTTGACTACTTGATTTCTCTTCATTGCAGTGATGACTCTCTGCATGTACTGCTCGACATCTTGAGGTGGAATGTTACCGACATCAACATAGAAAGCCTTTCTGGCTGGTGCCCTAACAATTCGGTATGCCATCATGGCATCTTCCATTAGCGTAAGCTGACGCCAAATACGGCGGGCTGGCTCTAGGACTGATGTTCCGTATGGGTGGTATTTATCATTCCCTAGGATACGGAAGTGAGCCATCTGCCAGTTTTCAAATGTCATGCCTGCAGCGTTCCACTGGAACTGGATATAGTTTGGATTTGTCTTGTCTTCGCCCTCTAGCCTCTCAATCTCGTTTGGGGGGAGGCCGATTGCATGACGAACACCATATGTTTCGTCAACATCCAAGTAAAGGAAAAAGTCTCCATACTTGCACATTGTACGAGCCCAACCAAAAAGATTAAACTTAACATTTAGAACGTCATTATAAAGACTGTCGAGGATGGCTCTAATCTCTTCGTTGGGACACTTGATCTGTAGCATTTCTGCTAGAGGTGAAGAGGTTGTCATTTCATCTGCATAAATATCAAGAGCCGATGCAATCTCTGGCATGTATTCCATTTGGTCAGAGTCTACATATCTTTCCGTTCTATTCTGGTTCGCCATATAGTTTGAGTTCATAGACTCAAATGGATTATAATGTGACCTTTTGAATTCCTGCCCAGAGGCAGACTTAAACATATGTCCGTACTTATCAAGCTGTTGCTTGCGTATTCTGCGGCCTGTTTGTGTTCTACGGCTGACAATAGGGCCAGAGAATAACTTTGTTAGCCTCTTGTATATATCAGATGCAGGATTTCTAGGATTTCCACTATTTTCGTCAGCCATTTATTACCCCTTCATTAGCCAGATGAATTGTTCTTGTTGCTCTAGTGCTGTTTTCTTTTTATTATCAAAGCTATTATGCCCTAACATGCCAGGTATGGTTGTGTCAAATTTTTTATTTGTAGCAATCAAAGAACTAAAGAAAGCTTCTCTATATTCCATTTCCCTCTTATTTGCAGTCAATGCAGTATCTCTTACCCAACAAGAAATTGCCAAAGACATGATAAGGTCATCGTTGTAGCCTCTCATGGCCTGTGGCTTTCCATTATTCCAAATAAAAGTCTCCATTTCGTTACATAAGCGATTCGAATGTATAATAACTAGTTTATTTCTGATAAACTCTTCCATTTTAGCAACAACTAAGGGCCTCGTCTTAGTTGTTGTGGAGAAACCCGGAACTGAACTAGCATTAGTGTACGCCACTTCTTGCTCTATGTATTCGTGGGTTCCTTTCAACGAATAATATATATTAGAGTATCCAAGCAATTCAAGCTTCTCTAGAACAGAAATACCAATACCAATATTCTCAACAACTAAGAGGGCATTACCATACTCTTTCCCAACTTGGTCTAGGATACTAGCGTACATGTCAAGGCTTGGTTTGCCCTGATATTCTGCTACCTGCTCCATCGTAGAGACTTTGAATACGTGAAAAGCAGAACTATCTTTACCGTCACCTCTAGCAACATCTGCCACAAGTAAATAATTCTCTCCAGTTACATATCTTTCCCAGATCCAATAATTTCTATCAAAGCCTGTTCTGTAACTTGGCTCCTTGACAGTTTGTTTTATGAAAGCAATATCGTCAGGGTGTACCACAGTTTCGCCGGATGTATTGAAGTTACACTCAAGCTCCTGTGCAATCTGGCGTCTTGACATATTTCTTGTTTCTTTCTCAAACCATTTAAGATCTCGCTCGGGATGAACATCCCATGGGAGGTTGGAGGGAAAGAAATCGTTCTCTCCTGCTTCTGCATCGACATACGTTTTGTGAAACCAGTTACCAATACCGTTTGGCGTGCTTAGGGCGATACAACGCCCACCAGTTGACAGTGTAGGGTACAGGCCCGTCCAAAGTTCCTCTAAGCCTTCGATGTGGGCAGCCTCGTCTAGAACCAAAAGTGAAAGGGCCTCCGAACGACCAGCGTCTCCAGAAGTGGATGCTGCTTTAATCTGCGACCCGTTGCTCAATTCAAAAGAAGACCGGTTGTCAATATTAATATCAGCAATACGAATCCACTCTGGTAGATTCTTCATAATGCTTTTTACTTTCTTTACCAAGTTTGTTGCAGTCGCAAACTTAGTTGCCATAACTAATACATTTTTGTCTCGATGAAAGAGCAGAAGCCAGACAACATAGGCTGCAACAATTGTTGACAAACCAAGCTGTCTAGCTTTCAAGATAATGTTGAAACGATGATCGTTGAAGTTAACCAACATATCATCTTGATATGGGAAAGTAGTAAAGGGTATTAGACCCTCAAGGGGGTGAGAAATCCTACAGTAGTTATTGATAAAGTAAGCTGGGTCTTTGCCAGACTTTACAACCTCTTTTAAGATTTCTTTTTTTGTTAGCTGGTAAGCCATGCTGGCCTACTTTTTCTTTCTAGAATCGTTCTCTGGTCTCTTGCCCGCGAAGCCACCTTGGTCCAAGAAAGTCCTAAATTTAACATCCATACGATCCTCGGATGGGGCCTTGACTTCCTCTACTTCATTTAGTGTACCAATATTGTACATTCTGTGCGCTTGACACCATGTGCGAACTCTTGAAGTGTTCTGAACAATGACGTTTACATCACCGTCTGCGGTAAGCGTGAGAGAATCGCCTGTGATTGCTTTGTACTCTTTCTTTAGGAACGTAGCAATATCATTGATCATAGACTCGACATTAGACTCAAAAGGAGTAGAATAAATCTCTTTAAGCATCACTTCAGAATGGTATGAGATTTTTAACTTCGGACCATGGAAAGAAACGCCAAAGCCATCCATAACACGTTTGTCTATCAGAGGATTCCCCTCTTCACGCTTGAGTCCAACTTTTCTTGCCTTGCCGTCAGACGCATACTCTTCCATGTGAGCCCCGTCGTAAGCGTTGGCTGCTGCTTGCGAGATCCCTCTGATGATTTCTAAAGTGGTTGCCATTATTTGTCTCCCTTTTCTGGACGCCAGCCTGTTAGCCATCTTTCTTCTCTGCCTTCAACCCACTGAACGTAACAATTATAACAACAATCATACTTGCTCATGTAGGCATCATCTTTTATACTGAAAGAAAAAGTTTCACAAACGGGGCAGTCTCTCCTTACGAATTCTTTATTAATTAGTTTTTTAGAAACTAAAATGCCATTGACTTCGTATTTCTCTTCGCTTTCTTGGAAAGATCGTTCTTTTTCTGCCAGGATTTTCAATTGTTCTTTATAACATTCTTCCTTTTCATCGTTCCAATACTTTCTTGGGTTTTCAATTGCCTCTGTACCGTATTTCTGGGCAATAGCTTTTTCTATCCTTGCAATTCTATTTGGGTCCTTCACTATGCCTCCATTTTTTCTTTGATAAGGGATACTAAATTTGATGCATCATGTTCAAAAAGGAAAGGGAAAAACGCATGTACTAAACAAATACAAGATGCGTATAGCAGCAACAGACAAAAGCCTATAGCTCTTAGCATGTGCCCCAAATAAGACATCCCAATAGAGTTTGGATGTTCACGGAATAGCTCTATCAATCGCATATGCAGTCCCAATCCCTAATGCTATACCAGCCACCACACTTCCAGCTATAACTAGCGGAAGGTTGACCTTCCTGTCCTTTTTAATTAGTTCTCGTAATGACTCTATTTCTTCGTCTCTAAGAGAAATCTTTTCTTCATATCTAAAAGTTCTCTCTTCTAGCTTAATGTTTAGAGTTTCTATGTCTAGAATGTACTTTTCTCTTTGTAGGCTTAATTCAAAATTCAATCTATTTTCAAACTCTCTTTCTTGGAATTCTCTCCAAGTTAGAAGTTTAGCAGTAGGAATATCATCAAAGCACGTAGCTTGGAATGGTACACGACCACCGCTTGGCACCAATGTGAAGCTGCCTTCTTGTGCCATCGCCGGGTTACACAAAACTAAACTTATACTTAATATTTGTGCAATCTTACTTAACATAATCAAAACCAAATGCTTGTTCTATCTGTTCTGCTAGTAGTTCTGGGTTGTCTCTCCGCAATGTGACAACCTCTTCTGTCCTAGAGTCTCTAGCAGCCTCTATGTCACGCTGCACCGTCTCAAAGATGGTCTCTAGCTCTTTTATTCTATCTTGGTACTGCTGTATGACTTGTTTCTGAAGCTCTGCCTCGCGGGCATGACTTTTCCTAATTACAGCAAGTTCTTTTTCGTACCTCTCAGTGGCACTGTCGAAGCTCTGTATTAGAGAAGAACGGTCATAGTACCATGAAGCAGAAACGGTTAAAAGCAATAATCCAATTAATATTTCTTTCCAGTATTTGATCAAAAGTGTTCCTAATGGATTCACTGTAACTCCACATGTATGATATAAATAGTTTAACATTCAACAAAAGCATGACCCTCTTTCTGTTCGATAGATATCTGCATATCGACACAATCCTTTAGAGCCTCAAGGTGTGAGATCAAAAGAACGGTCTTGAAATGACTCTTAATCATGTCTAACATTCTTGTAAAGCCTTCCATGTTTTCTTCATCGAGTGCTGTGCCTGGTTCATCAAGGATAAACACATCACCTTTGGGTAGGTTTGAAACTGAAAGCATAGCAAGTCTAATTGCCATGGCAGCAATTGTTTTCTCAGCACCTGACCCCATCTCAAGAGGTCGTGACTCCTGGCCTGGGTGTTGGATATGGATATTCAATCTCTTGCCATCATCCTCAAAGTAAACGTCAAAGTCAACGATATTCATCAAGAACTTAGAGATTTCTTCATTGATTACGGGAAGCTTACTTTTAATAATATCATAGGCTATGCCATTGCTGTGCATGCACTTGAGGTAAAGGTCGTATGCAGAATACTCCTCTTGTAGTCTGACAAGTTCTGCCTGCTGATCTCTTAGGTTCTCTATCTTCTGCTCTAAGGAGCCAAGCTTTTTGTACAAGAATTTTGCTTGATTGTCGAAGTTCTTCTTCTTTGTTTGAGCATTGGCCAGAGCAACCTCAAGGGCTCTCTTATTAGCCATGAGAGTATTTAACCCATCGATAGCTTCCTTATTAATATTATATTGTTGCTGCTTCTCCTCTAAACCTTCTATCTCAGTAATCAAATTAGAAATGATCGCTTTATTCTTGTCGATTGTGAGCACAGCCCTATCCAAAGCTGTTTCGTATTGCGAACGCTTTGACAGCATCTTCTGATGCTTATCAAGTTGCTCCTGTGCCTCTGTGGGGTCAAGGGCATCTCGCTTCTCTTGTAATTGAGCCTTATGAGAGTCTAGCTCAGAAAGCTGGTGCTCGTTTGTAGGAATATTAGCTTTTGCGACATAAGCATCTTTAATAAACTTACAAGTGGGGAAAGAAGAACCACAAGGGATACCCTCTAGCGTTGTTGCTTGTCTTTCATTTTGCCTCTTCTCTTTTGCTATCTCGCTGATCTTTTGATTTAGTTCTTGCATAAAATCATCAATCTTAGAGCACTTATCTACTCTATTCTCATATGTCTTCGCATCAAAGTCATCGATATAGTCGGTGAATGTTTTGATAATCTCTGTATATCTAATCACCTTTTGCTCTAATTCAGTTTGCTGGTCTTGAACGGACACTAATTGGTTTCTTTTATCTTGCAGCCGCCTTGTCAAGTCAGCGATGTCGATAAGCTCAGTGGGCGTTGAATCAATCTTCACCTGAAGCAGAGCTATATCTTTGCGATACCCTTCGATCTTTTCTGCTATTGCTTTAAGCTCACCTTGCTTAGTCTTATGATCTTCGATGCATTCTTCTAGGTCGTACAGAGCTTGGTCGATATCTGCGGCATACTCTTTTCCCTCAAGTCTCTTGAGTGCTCCACGCAGATCAGATGCTTCGACTTTTGCAAACTTGTACTTTCGATCAAACAGTTCTAGGTCTAGGAACTTAGCAAAGATTTCTTTACGCTTCGTTGAGCCTTCACGAATAAAAGAAAGAGAATCCAGCTGAGAGGACATTGAGGTTAGAAGAAAATCGTCAACTGTTCCAAAAACCTTTCTAATCTCCTTATCCGTATCGTTTCTGGTAAGGCCATTGCGCTCTGACTTAAAGCCATCAATCGACACAGACGTAAAGTTAACATCTGTCTTAGCCTCTGTTATTTGCTGGCCCTTTGACTTCTTTGTGTATTTGTCAGACTGTCGAGTAATATTCCACACTGTTCCGTCTTCTGTGAGGATTTCTAGCACACCACGAGCATACTCTTTATCAAAGTTAATTACATTTAGGTTTTTTCTTTCGTTCTTTGATGTGGTGTTGAACATCGTAAACAGTAAGCTATCGATAATGCTAGACTTACCAGAGAAGTTCTTTCCAAAGATGCCTACGATCCCATTCAACTTTGCAAAGTCAATGTGATTATCTTCGCCATAGTTGAACAAGTTGTCGAAAGTTAGGCTACGAATAGCCCAATTGACATTTCTTAAGACTTCCTCTTTCTCTTCGGCCATAAGGTTATACTTGTCATTCAGTTGGAGAATCTTGTTCATGACAGAATCACTAAGATTGTAATCCGACAAAAACTCCTTAATAAGTCTTCTTTGTACCACAATATCTCGTAAATCGTCGTGACGAATATGATCTACGGTGCCAACGTCAAGGCTATTCTGGCTAATGTTTCTATTGAGAAACGTGATGCTCTCTGGCTGGTATTGGTGCTTTGCCACGTCAACAGCTTTCTTCATCTCTTCTAGAGAAATGCTCTCATTTGAGACCAACCTAATGCGAGCCCCTTTATCAACTTGATACGTCGGAACCTTGCCGCTCTGTAGTTCTAGAGTAACGAAGGGCTTTGGATTCTTAAACGTAACGCGCTTGACAGTGAAGCTATCCCTATCTTGGATGTCCCAAATGAGCATACCCTTATCTTCAGACTCTCCAAAGCCTTGCTGAACGGTTGAACCTGCATAGCGGATCTTACCCTTCTTATCCATTGCCTGAGCTTTGTGGATGTCTCCCAAGAAGCCATAATCAAACTCTTCAAAGATTGTCACATCATGCTCACCCTTTTCCATAGTCCAGCCACTGTCCGTTTGGCAGTTAGAGATAGAGCCATGATACAAAGCAATATTAACATTATCGTAGTTTGATGGATCTTGCCAGTTGTCCTCATCGAATACAGACAGGACAGACAGCGAAAAACCATCCCTTAGATAGACCTCTTGTGAATCCTTAAGCAAGTGTAGCTTGGGGTGCTCAAGTGCTTCCACAATGGGCGTTAAGGCGTCGAGACGGCCTGTATTCTTGAGGTTGCCATCGTGATTACCAAGGATCACATATGTCGGAGCAATGTCAGCTAGTCTGCTTAGAAAAGCGGAACACATATCGACAAACTCTGGTGATATTTGTGTCTTTGTGTGAGCTATATCACCACAATGAATAATGTAATCTACATCTTCTTCAAGGATCGCAGCGTAAAGCTGTTCAAATACATCATTATATTCTTTGTGATACTTAAGATTCCTAATATGAGTATCAGCTATGTGCGCAAACTTCAAGTCTCCCCCTTTGCTTATGGTTTAAAATAAACATACTACAAGCTCTTTATTTTTTGCAATAAGTAGTTCTCCGCACTCATTACGGTGGCTTGTTCTTTTCTCTCTCTAAGAACGTTTTCTGGCATTTCTGCCACGTCTTCCCAGCCCTCTACGCTGATTAAGTGAGTTTCTACGCCGTATCTCATCAAACAATCTGCTATGGATGATGTCTTTTTCTTATCCATCTCTGTGTTTTCATCCAAAGCAAGGTACACTTTTGGATCATGGCGCACAAGGTTCTGGAACAGTTTTGAATTAATTCGGAGAGTTGAGCCAACTAGAGGTATGGCAGTACCTACAGTTGAGGCTCGGATCGCATCAAAAACTCCCTCTACTAGAATGACATCTCTATCCCAATCAACATAAAGTTCGTTAAATACAATGTCCCTGTTTACTCTTGGATTCTTATATCTCATCCAATCTCCGTCATACGAGCGAGCTATAAAGAAATTGGCTTTGCCTGTCATACTAAAAGATGGAATAATAATTCTACCTCTGTACTCTCCTTCATCGCAGAAACCGATCTTCCAGCGTAAAATATCTTTTCTCGTCACGCCACGACCAATCAAATAGTTCATAGCATTCTGAGCAGAGATCGTATTTGTATTAGCAAGGGAGCGAAACTCTTTTGGAAGCTCAACTACTTCTTCTGGCTTTTCTTCCTCTTCTTCAAAGATATTGTCAAAGCCACCTAATTCTACCCTGTTGGTTAGGGCTCTCCATTCTTGGACGTGCGAGAAAGAACCGTACCTACGGATAACTTGGTAAACATCGCTGCTTCTCTTGTCACAAACCCAGCACTTGTACACGTTCTTGTCCACATTGACAGAGAACTTTCTCTTGTGATGGTTGCAATAAGGGCATATAAAAAGATGCTCTTGACCAGAAATACGAGACCGACCAAGAACATCTTTCAGGATTTGAAGCTTTTCTCTCATGCTCTAGGTGTAGCATGAGAGAAACCAGCAGTCAAGGAATTAACCCTTGATTAATTTTTGCCAGCGATTGTAGATAGATTCATCCAACTCTCCACGAGCTTGTGCTGCCGCGAACTCTCTTTCAAATTCATCAGGCTCTGTGTTTCTGTCGTAAAATCCACTTTCAATCTTTTCCATTTCTATTTTAATCTCTTCAGCAGTCATTTTTATTTCTTCGTTCTGCTGGATACTAACGTCTTCACCTTGTGCGATTACATCTTTTAACAATGCTAACATTGTAATCGTTTTCCCAATCAAACTAATCGCTCTTTTTCTATTGCCTAGAGGGCCTTTGGCAAACGTCATCTTACCGAAATCAGCGATATCTCCCGGCAAGAACTCATCCACTTTACTAAAATCGTAAGTAACAGTCTTAGTCGGCCCTTTCTTGGCCTTGAGACGCTTCTCGATGTTTCTTAAATCCTGAACTGCTTGTTCAATCGCAGGTGCTGCAGACGTCATAGCAACTACACTGCCACCTGTAGCGGCAGCAGGTGATGCCGCCTGGCCTATTGAGAGGCTACTTGACTGCGTGGCGCTCGGGAGAGTACCAGTAAATTCTTTCTTTGAGCGCTTAATTAATTCAATTGCTTCTGATGGCCCGAATTGACGTTTAAGCTCGGCGGCAGTTGCTTGATACCACTTTTGGAAAGCACTATAGGAACTGTCTTTTGGCAATACAGCTTCTTTCAAATTATCTCCAGTGGTCGCCGCAATCCACACTCTAGCCATTTCAGCATGTTTTGGACTCACTGAAGCAAACTTACGCCAGTCAGCAGGAATACCGGAAAGATCAACTGCTGAACTTGACTGTTGTGATGGCTTGGATACTTGAGTTGGCATCTTCTGCCTTAGTTGGGTATACATCGGACTGACAGCATTCTTGAAGCCACCTTCAGCCGGTGGTTCAACCACTAAAGGCTCTGCTAGTAAGCCGAGAATCTTATCATTTCGTTGTAATTCTTCATAAGATTTTGGTGGAGCAGCAAATACATCGCTCATAGTTTTAAAGATCCTACTTGCTACTTGTATCCTATCCTGATCCGTGCTTCCCCAGCTGTTCCATGAACCATTGCTTTGCAAATATTGTAAAATACTGTCTGCACTAGATAGGTTTGCTGATGCCTGCTCAGCCAGAACAGTTTTAACTTCTTGGATAACCATTTCCTCTAATTGCTTGCTTGTGAGTTTCATCTTCTTTGATCTCCTTTGTTGTCTTTCAATTCTTTTAGCTAACCTGACCTGTAAATTATTTTTTGCTCTCTCGATCCTGGCTTTAAGCTTTTCACTGTTTTTTGCTTTTGGCAATAAACTTTCTAATCTTTCAATCTTCTTTACTAAATCTGGAAATGGCAACGAATTGTCCGAGCCACGCTCAGTTTGCTGTCCAAATTGTTTTGGGTTTATTGGCAATAACTCACCAGATTCTGCATTATTTAATTCCTGTTCGACTGAACGTTCAATTAACTCTTCCATAGTTTCTTTGTCAACTCGACCAGTCGCTTCTAGGCGATTTCTTTTTTGAAAATCAATTACTGCTTTTTCTGTTCTAGGGCCAAAATACCCATCTATTCCAATTCTGATACCTGCTGTTTGTAGCAGCCCTTGTAGAACCCTAACTATTCCTTCTCCTTGCGCACCAGAAGGCAAGGATCTATCAAATTTTTTCAAGACTCCTTTATTATTTAGGATATCTTCTTGTGTGAGGTTAGTCACTTGATATGTTGGTCTAACATTTGTACTGACCGCTGTCTGAGCCTGTTTTCGTGCTTCCTCTGGAGTGTCCCCACCTTTCTCAACCTCGGCAGCTACTTGTTTCTCTGTTTCGGCAACTCCACTTAATACAATTTTATTAGCGTTAACAGCAGAAGATACCACTCTATCAACAAGCTTTAAAAGTGCTGTTTCTGCCGCATCCTCACTCTTAATACGAAAACGATCTTCTGTGCCACGATCTCTAGCATACTGCCATTCAGAAGCGATCATCTTCTTAACCAAACTGGTCAATGAATCCTTCATAAATGCTTGTTTTATTGGAGTCGGGCTAATTGGACTGTTTGCTACTGTTATCTCATTAGCTTGCTCAATAAACGCCTGCCTTCGACCAATCGCTTCCGTGCTTGGGTTATTGGGAGTATAATCTATGGTTGCTGTCGGAGCGTAATCAGCGCCGGACATGACCCTATCTAGACCCAAAGAGGGAACCCAATATTCCTTAAACCTGCTATAAAAATCTGTTGCGTTAAAGATGTAGCTACAGCATTCTGCTAAGAAGTTTGCATACTCTTGTGAGTATGCAACCATTGAGTCACTAAGTGGCTCAGAAGCATCATCTGGTATTAACTTAAGTATTTTTTCTGTGTCGGGGTTTGAGCTACTTTGCTGCACCCAGGCTTGGAAAATATTAGCTAAATATGCAGAGGTTGGGGCACCGACGAGAGCAGTTTGTCTTAGGCTAAACTGCCCTCCTGACGTAAACATTGCTTTGCCAAGACTTTTAAGTACCGGCCCTAAAACTTTAGTGCCAAGGAAACTAAGTGCTGAGCCTGCCATCGGTGCTGCTGCTCTAAGACCTAAAGCTCCGAAACCCACTTCATCCAACTGCCGCTGCTCTTTCATAGCAGACTTAGCTTCTTCAATAATAATTTGATTTATTTCAAATTCGGTCAACTTATGTGCCATTCTTTGCGTCTCCAATTAGCTTGATAGCTGCTCTTGCTATGATTAAACTGTCTGCTCTATCATAAGATACTGGCTTGGGGTTCCCTCTGCTAGTATATTCTATAGTGAAAGACTCTTCATTCTTCAATAAATAGTCCAAAACAACATCTTTTGCCTTTTGGCCTCTGGAAACTTTAATGCCACTTAACTTTCTCGCTTGGGCTGGAGATATATGAACTGGTCTATATCCAAACGTGTCATGACACAGCCAAGAAACAATACCATTAAAGGCTTGAAGTTTCGCCATTGTCTTGGCTGTTGAGCCACCTGATTTAAAGAAAACAAAAGGTTCCTCAATATAGACATGTTTTATATTGTAGTAAAGATTTATTTCCTTAAGTTTTTCTTTAATAAACGATCCTTTATTATAGAGATCTGAAAATAAACGTTTGTTTCTTAAGTCCCATGCTTCACAAATTATTATTTTTGCTTCCTCGTCTAGAATCGTATATCCTGTAACTGAGGTGCTTATATCTAATCCCAATATCATATATCTAACTTAACTTTAAATGTAAATTCCCTGTCTTCTGTTTTCTTAACAGGTTTTGCAACAGTTGTCACGCCAATTAAGTTTTTATCTTTGTCATATATTCCAATTTTTGATACATAGGTTTCCTTAGCGAAGCTACCAGTTGGTGTATCGTAGGAAGAACTTACAATATTTACTGTGTCTAGTTCTGGCTCTGAATACAAAACAGAGCTTGTTATACTTGAATAATAATCTGTGGCTGTACTACGACTTAAGAAAGTTGGGTTATTTGAGTAGTTTAACTCGCCCTTTGGAGCATGAGCAAGCATAGTCATAACAGGGACTTGATTTGATCCAGAGAACTGCATAGAATAGCTTGCAGAAGCTCTAGTATCTGCACTGTGCCCGTCGTTTGGTATACCATCATTCGCCCCTACACCAAAGTAAAGCCATGAAGAAGTTACTGCTGTCCCAGTGTTTTTATAGTTTAATTCTGCATCAGCTGATGGGCCAGTAGTTTGCAAATTCCAACTTCCTGTTAAAATGACAAAGCCCTGCTTGTATAGAGCTATACCAGCTACACTACCAGACCCTGTGCTGCCTTCAGGCCCTACTTGTATAAGTTCGCCATTTCTATTTTCATCTTTAAGTTGTCCGATAAGAGTACCAGTTAGATAATACTTTATATCTAATGTTCCTCTCTCAATTCCACCTCCGTAAAATATACTTGGAATACTTATAAGGTTAACGGGCACTTCATCTAAATCTCTAGAGTATCCATCCGAGAACGAAGCAGAATACCTAAAATGTGGACTCATGAAAGAACTGGCATTTATTGTATTTTTCAAGCTGTTTATATGAGAAGAGGAAAGTAAAGTTTTAAGTCTCTCATATCTCTGTAGGCTGTTCCTTGCGACTGTTGATAAGCTTGTTACAACATTATTCGTGTCGTATGCAGGAAGCCCACTGTCCGTTGTGTCGCCATCTTCAAGTTTAAGTGGTATACCTAAGTGCTCCACCCTCTCGTCATTGATGACTGTTTCGTTATTCGTCCTCATTGTTGAAAAATGATTATCGTCAAAAAACTCTCTGACTATTGAAGACGATAGAGGGTAAGCTGAACCACTGATAGTGGACCCGTACTCAAGTGAATAAAAATCAGTTGTGGAAACCGTCTTAAATGTTGTAAGAGAACTATCTTTTGTGATAAAAGCGTAGATAAGACCCGTATCACTCTCGGTCCTATCTACGTTCATTTCATATAAGCTGATGTGTCCCGATGGAACACCAGGGACACTAGAAGCAAATTCTCCTGCTAACTCACCCCTATTGTTGTAGAATATTTGTGAATTGTAGATATCAAACTTGCAAGAAGGATTTGTTTCAAGAAAGTTTACAAATAAATCGTTATTTGTAAATTTGTAATAAGACATAAGTCCCCCTAGTAATCTAAGCGGACTCTTAGTGTTAACTCATTCGATGGGTCTTTCTTGATTGGCTCTGACAACTTAGCAACAGCCATTAGCTCATTGTCCGCAGAATAGAGTCCGACTGTCGTAATGTATGAATGTGGGTCTGACGCAACAGAACCATCTTTAATAACAATCTCACTTGGGCCACCAGCCGAAGTGGATAGATATGTTGGGTTAGCGCTGTAATTGAATTCAGAGTTGTTGACACGACAGAAGTAAATTGTTGAATTTAGCTCTGTGGTGTTATTGAATTGGAGGTTGTACACTCTATTCCTAAGCTCGTCTGCCATAACTTGGATGGTAGAAGCAGTAACAGCGTTGAAACCTGTTGTGCCTCCAGTAGACACAATTTGCAAAGTGCCCGGTGCCGTGTTGGACAGGATGCCTCCATCGGCAGCGTCGTTAAATACAGAGCCAGAGACAACAGCGACACCTGCT